AGTTTCCGTGACCCGGCGCTTCAACAGCTCTTGGAGCGCGTCGCGGCGCACACGTTCGAGATGAACCCCAACACGGGGCACGTGGTGTTGCCCGAGTTCTTAGGTCGCGCCACTATACCGTTCGGCCACGGCGAGTATCAGCTCGGCGTAGGGGGTATTCACAGCGTTCATGACCGGAAAGTTTGTCACGTTGCGGGGGTCGACGTCATCTGCGACATTGACGCCGCCAGCTTTTACCCTAGCATTATTCTGGAGTGCGGTTTTGTACCTGCCGGGCTGGGTGAGGATTTTGTCCGCGAGTACCGCAAAATCTACGAACGGCGGCTGGAAGCCAAGCGTTCCGGTGATAAGACAACGGGCGAGACGCTCAAGATTTCCCTCAACGGCACGTTCGGAAAGCTCGCCAGTCGGTACTCGGTATTGTACTCGCCGGACCTGATGTTGGCCGTTACGCTTACGGGTCAGTTTACGCTGTTGATGCTCATCGAGTGGTTGGAGCTGGCGGGGGCCGTAACGCTCTCCGCCAACACCGACGGCATCGCCATTCGGTATCCCGCACCGCTTGAGGCTACAGTTCAAAAAGTCATTAGCCGTTTTAGTGAGGTTTCGCGGTTTGTGTTTGAGTTTACGCCGTACCGCGTTCTTGCGCTAAAAGACGTCAATAATTACATCGCCGTAAAACCCGATCGTTCGCTGAAAGTGAAAGGTATATACGCGCCGTTGTCGCTGAAGAAGAACCCCACCGCGCAGGTTTGCGCCGACGCCGTGGGGCAATGGTTAGCGCGGGGTTACCCCCTGCTCGAGACGATATACGCCGCACCGTTTAGGGACTTTATTTCAGCGCGTAACGTCACGGGCGGTGGCGCACAGGCGGGCGCGTACTTAGGGCGAGTGGTGCGTTGGTACCAGTCGAACGACCCCGCCCTTGAGCCTATTCGGTATGTGAAGAACAATAACAAAGTCCCGAAGACCGACGGCGCAAGAGCCTGCATGACCGTTGAGGATTTTGAAACTCATCCGGCGGATCTCGATTACACGTGGTACCGCAGAGAGGCCATTAAAATCGCCGTAGCCGTGGGTTGCGAAAACTACTTGACCGCTGAAGAACTGGCGCTCATCGCCCCGCCCCCAAAACAACCTAGGAAACGTAAAAATGACATCACCCCTTCAGCAACCCGGTAACACCCGGACGGTGTTTGTGGTTCAGGTCGACAACAGCAAAGACCTCAGCGACGCTCGCCGATTCGGGCAGCTGCGGGCCATTTTCAGCCGCCCCCGCAAACCGTACAACACTCGCATGATGATCCAAAAAGCTCGACGGGTTCTCGCCGAGTGGGAGCCGGGCGACTACCTACTGATGATCGGGGATCCGTCGCTGTGCGCCGTATGCGCCGCGATAGCTTCCGAGCAGGATGACAAAGTAAACCTCTTGAGCTGGGACCGCGAGCTGTTCCAGTACATCACGCACCAATGGGACTTCGGGCAGGACGCCGGGGGTTTCGACGATTTCGCAACGGCGGACGACTAACCGCCTCTACTCAGAAAGGAGAAACAAAATGTCAAAAGAGAAGCAACCCACCCCCGCCAGCTGGCAGGATACGTTGCGGCGCGGCAAGCAAGCCGTCCCGCCACGGTTCGTCATCTACGGCGGTCACGGCATCGGCAAGTCTACACTCGCTAGCCAGTTTCCGGCCCCCATCTTCATCAGCACCGAAGACGGCTTAGATTCGCTAGACGTGACCAGCTTTCCGCGAGCCAACAAGATCAGCGACGTTGTGGACAGTATAAAAACGTTGATCAAAGAGGAGCATCAGTTCAAGACCGTTGTGGTTGACTCGGTCGATTGGCTCATTGAGCCGTTAATCGTCAGTAACGTCGAAGCAACCCATGAAGCTAAAGACCTTGCCTACGGGAAAGGGCAGATGTTGGTGGCAGAGGAGTTCCGCGAGATTCTACAAGGGCTCGACGTGCTGCGGCTCAAGCGCGGGATGAACGTAGTGTTGATCGCGCATGCGGCAGTCGTGAAGTTCGAAGACCCCCGCACCGAACCCTACGATCGGTATCAACCCAAGCTGCCGAACCGCTGTAACGCCCTCCTGCAAGAGTGGGCGGACGTCATAGCGTTCGCGGCGTTCAAAGTCATCATCCGCAAGTCTGATACCGGGTTCAATAATCAAAAGACCCGAGGCGTGACGACCGGCGAGCGGCTGCTGCACTTTGTGGAGAACCCTGCTTATGCCGCAAAGAACCGTTATGGTTGCCCCGACGAGATTGAAATGAAGATTGAGAATCTCGAAAAACTTATCCCCATTGCCGCTTAACAAAAGGAGCCCCTTATCATGGCAAAGTTTGGATTTGATACCGCAGAAGTTGATGTTGCCGCCCCCGCCGAGTACGACCCCATTCCTGAGGGTGAGTACGTTTTGAAAGCGCTCGACGCTGAGGAAAGAGCCACCAGCGCCGGAACCGGCTCGTACATCAAAGCGAAGTTTGAAGTCGTAAAGGGCGAACATGCGGGCCGCCTCTTGTGGCAAAACTTCAACATCAACAACCCGAGCGAAAAAGCCCAGCGCATCGGCCGTCAACAGCTTGTCGCTTGGGCCACGGCGTGCGGTAAGCCCGAAGCCGACGACACCGACAAGTTGCTCGAGAAACCTTTCCGGGCAGCGGTTTCGATTGAGCCCGCGAGCAACGGCTACAAAGCTAGCAACAAGATTAAGGCGTTCTTGTTCAGCGATGACGCGTCGGCTGCGCCGCTGATCCCAAAGGCTGCCGCGCCTAAAGCCGCCGCGCCTAAAGCCTCCGCGCCCAGTCGGGCACCGGCGGCCTCAGCGAACCCCTGGGACTGAGCGCCATGGTAGCCATTCCGCCCAAACCCGAGCAACAGATCATAGACCGCGTGTACGCTTCAATTGAAAAGGAAAAAGCGGACTCTGAACTGTACTTAGGGCGGCTTGGCTCTTCGGGGATAGGCGAAGAGTGCGCCCGTCAGGTGTGGCTCAACTGGCGAGGTTTCGCCCGTGAGCAATTTGACGGACGCATGCTGCGCCTTTTCGAGACCGGCCACCTGCAGGAGGCGCGAATCGTAGCTGATTTACGTCGTGCGGGGTTGGCGGTCTGGGACAAACAACCCGACGGACGTCAGTATGAGTTCGGCGACCCCACCGGACACTTCATCACGAAGGTAGACGGTGTGGTCAGGGACGTCCCCGAGAGCGACAAACCGCACCTGCTCGAGGTGAAAACGCACAACAAAAACAGCTTCAGCTCGTTGGTGAAAAAGGGTGTTGCCGACGCAAAGCCTTCTCACTACGCTCAGGTTCAGATAAGTATGGCGCTAGGCGGATTTACGCGGGCGTTGTATGTGGCGGTGTGTAAAGATGACGAGCAGTTTTACGTCGAGCGTATTCGGGAAGATAAAACCGAGCAGGATCGGCTAAAGGCGCGAATCGTCAAACTGACGGAAGCCCGGCTACGTCCAGCGGGCATCAGCGACGACGGCACAAGTTTTGGCTGTAAGTTCTGTAGCATGAAAGCCGTTTGCACCCGTGAGGTTGAACCCTTGCGCCACTGCCGCACGTGCCGCATGTGCACCCCAGGACCGGAAGGCCGGTGGGTATGCGAACTCAACAATAACACCCTCACCCTCGACGAGCAGCGGGCCGGGTGCGAACACTACGAGGCGTTATGATCACAATCGGCATTGACCCCGGCCTGAGCGGGGCGGTGGGGATACTTAAAAACGGACGATTCGTCGCTGTCGAGGACATGCCCACCGTCGCTAAGGGTTCGGGTAGCGTGAAGAGCGAAGTTGACGCAGTGGGGCTTCTGAAGCTTCTGAGGCACTATGCCCCAGCGGACGAAGGCGCGGAGGTTGCACTCGAGCGCGTCAACGCTATGCCCGGCCAGGGAGTGAGCTCGGTTTTTAGTCTTGGGGATTCGTTCGGTGTGGCTCGAGCAGCGGTTTCCGCCACGCGACTTCACGTAGTGTACGTAACGCCTTCGACTTGGAAAAAGTATTTTCAACTGAGCTCTGATAAAGAGCTGTGTCGAGCGTAC